AAGTTTCTACAGTAGATCTACTTCCACAAGAAGATAGTCAGGAAGTAGAACAAGTTTCTACAGTAGATCTACTTCCACAAGAAGATAGTCAGGAAGTAGAACAAGTTTCTATTATTGATTTGTTGCCACAGGAAGATACAAAAGAAGTAGAACAGATCTCCACTTCCGATCTATTACCAGAAGAAACAGCTCAACAAACAGAACAAGTTTCTATTATTGATTTGTTACCCCAAGAAGATAGTCAGGAAGTAGAACAGATCTCCACTTCCGATCTATTACCAGAAGAAACAGCTCAACAGACAGAACAAGTTTCTATTATTGATTTGTTGCCACAGGAAGATACAAAAGAAGTAGAACAAGTTTCTATTATTGATTTGTTGCCACAGGAAACAGAAAAAGAAACTACGCAGATTTCTACATCCGATCTATTACCAGAAGAAACAGCTCAACAGACAGAACAAGTTTCTATTATTGATTTGTTGCCACAGGAAGATACAAAAGAAGTAGAACAAGTTTCTATTATTGATTTGTTGCCACAGGAAGATACAAAAGAAGTAGAACAGATCTCCACTTCCGATCTATTACCAGAAAATATAGATCAACAAACAGAACAAGTTTCTATTATTGATTTGTTGCCACAGGAAGATGCAAAAGAAGTAGAACAGATCTCCACTTCCGATCTATTACCAGAAAATATAGATCAAGAAACTCCACAGTTAACAACTAAAGATTTAATTCCACTAGATGAAAAAGTAGAATCTGAGTCAACAACAACGAATGATTTATTGCCAGAAAATATAGATCAAGAAACTCCACAGTTAACAACTAAAGATTTATTACCACCAGTGGAAACACCTACTCAAGCAGATGAACTTATCAATGAAAGTAATAAAATTTTATACAAATCAAAAAATTCAGTAAATGAAAAAATTGAAATGTTGCAGACAAATCTTGATAAATTTAAAGAATTTGTCTCTGGAAATCAAAGTGTTAGATTAGAAAAAACACAATCAGTATTAAAAAATAAAAATACTCCAATAAATATAAAATCTGGATATTCAGAAGATCTTGATCAGTTCTTTAATAAAGTAAATAGCCCTCCAACTTGGAGGGCTATGAGAAACTGACTATTGAATTTTTTAATCTTCTTTAGCTAGTCGCTTGAAGTACTCAAGCGCATCTTCGTTCTCTTCAGGCTTAGGAGCCTTCCGAGCAGGAACCACCTCAACTACTTCGTCCTCGTCCTCCGCTCTCTTTGCGGAAGGGGCAACGCTGCGAATGTCACCACCGAGAACATCGTTGAGCTTCTTCTTGAGTTCGTCATATGACTTGAACTCCGCAGGAGCAACAAAGTCCTGAAGCTTGTATAGAGTCTTCCACAACTTCTCAAGCTTTTCGTCATCACCCTTGTAGAGTTCAGTAGCACCATCAAACTCTGACTTGTCGTAGTTGGTGTAACCAGCCACCTTACGAATCTTCAGCTTGAAGTTAGCACCCTTCCAAAAGTCAAACGGGTTGATGGCTTCCTCGTCCTTGAACTGAGGCTGCATGGCTTCTTGGATCTTCTGGAAGATCTTTGTGCCATACTTGAAGAGGAAAACCTTACCTTCGTTCTGGGGGTTTGAAGGATCGCTGATAACAAGAATGTTACTGGTGTAGGTTAACTTACGCTTACGGTTACGGGCAATGTCCTTGTCCTTTTCGACACCGCTGTTCCAAAGTTCGCTATTGGATTCGCATATAGGACACTTCAACCCAAGCGTGGTTGGGCAATTATCGATCAACCAGCCACCCTTACCTTGGAATCCGTGTGAGTAAACCTTGACCCAAGGAATATCCTCACCTTCGCAAGCTGGAAGAAAACGAATGACGGCATAGCCGTTACCCGCCTTGTCAACTTCTGGCCTCCAGAACCGATCATCCTTGTAATCGGCAGTCTTATTTAGGTCTTCGATCTTCTTGGTAAGATCTTCAATGCTGGACTTTGAACGCTTCTTAAAATCGCTAAATGACATATAGTCTCCTTAAATTTTTCCCAAGGAACTCCCTTGGCCGATGGTGTAGTATACCAAAGTCTGGTGATTAGTCAAAAGGGAAGTTTGGCCTTTTTGGGTAAAAGGTGCATATCTCTTCCCTCTTCGACTAGTTTTTCGATTATTGGTTTTGTTAGAAGCTTAGATGCTCCTTGTGGTTCCATATTATAGTCTTCGGAGAGTTTTAATATAGCGTCCATATAAGTAGAATTATGTTTTGAAACATAATCTATTACTAACTTAGAAAATTGGTTTTTAAATGTTGGTTCGATAAGCATAAAGAATACCCTATATAGTTAGATTAAACTGGAGATATTATGCCCGTAAATGACGCAAATTTGCAGATCAATGTTGCTGGTGGAGCCACTGCCACCATTTCCACAGACTTCGTTATTGATTCTTACGGGGCTACATCTCATGTTCAGCTCTTTAAACTAGTCTGGGGAAACACCAGCGATGCAAACAGAATAACTACTTCAAATCCACTTCCTACCTATTTAGCATCTACTGGTGTAACATTAAATACAAATGCTAGTATTAGTGGTGGTGGTACTGGAGGATCCGTACCAGTAGTAAATTATACTGGAACTTCTCTAAAAGTAAATGGTTCAGGTCTTAATAATGCAGTTCTAACTCAAGATCAAGCTGGTAATACTTTACTAATTGACATACTTGCTGACACAGCGAATATGGATAGTAAACTAACCAGTGGTGATTTCATAATTAAAACAATTGGAGTAGGTCCTACAGGGGCTACCAGCGGTGCTTATGTACGTCTATTTGATCCTACGACCAACTTGATTGCTGGTGTTTCCAACGGAGGTGGTAGCCCAGCCCTAATGGTTCAGGTCCTTGGAGCACCAATCACCTTAACTGCAAATGTAAACCCAGCAGTTGCCATTTATAACTCCGGAACTGGTCCAGTTTATATTCAAGGATCTACTGGTACACCAGTTAGTATTACTGGTGTAACTCTTGAATCTTTACTTACCACAATTAACAATTCTGGAATTTCTGGTGCAACATTCACCTCTAGAATTGGTGCAATAGAAACTTTACTAACTGCTGGTACTGCCAAAGTAACCGTAAACTCAGAAACTTTACCTAGCACACTACTTACAGGTCTGTTTACAGCCACTACAACTGCTACTGGCATGTATCCTGGTGGCTTTACTTGTGCCAAGGGAGTCAATCTAAAATCATATCCTACAAACACCCAATATGTGTTTATTGGCGAATCTGGATGTACCTACGGATACCCTCTTGATGCAGGAGAAGAAATATTCTTAGAAGTTTCGAATATGAATAAACTCTTTGCCAAGAGTGGCGGTGGTAGTACAGGTCAATATATTTACTTTATAGCAAGATAAGATGGCAAAAAATAGCAACATTGTTTTTACCAAGACTTTTAGTTCTTATGGTATCAATATTGTAAATTCCTATTCGGATTTTGATCTTATTGGTAAAGAACTAACATCAAGCCCTCTAGTTTATTATTATAATGGCTTTGGTAAAGCAATATTTGATTATTCACAAACAGTAAGCACAGATGATTTAGATCTTCTAGAAATTTTTTTACAAGGCATAACAAATGGAAATACTTTTTCTGTTTCTAATGGTTATTATGTAAAAGAACAAGATGGAATAACATCAAATATAAATGGCGTTTATCAGTTCGACGGAACTACCGGAAATAATATAATTCTAACAACTGTTGTTTCTGCGACGAGTATAAACAATGCAGAATACAGATACGAAAATGAATATTTTGTAAATCCACCAAAACTAGATCTAAACACAGGATTTACAGGAGATATTGCTTACATAATTAAATCTGTTACTAACGAAGGGGAAGTAACTAAACTTGGTCTATATGAAGACGATTTAGTTGAAATATCCTATGCTGGAAACACAGCAAATGTTGACAGATTAAATGTAGAAAAAGTAGAAGTATCTTCTGATGGTGAAGAATTCATATTTGTTAAAGAACCTGTAGTTAACGATAGTAGAATTGGTGTTTGGACTACAATAAACGTTTATACTAGAGGAAATGCAACATCTGAATTATTAACATCAGATTTAACTTTGAACGGATCTGCAAACGTTTTTGATAAAAATGGAATTATACTAGATTGTTTTGAAAATCAAAATGAACTTCAAGGATATTTAAGACGTTTCGGATATTCTGATACAGAAATAACATCTACATGGGGATATTCTGGAAATTGTTCAAATGTCTCTGTGGTTGAAACTGGTGCTGGTTCAAGCGTTATTTATGATAATATTTTTTCAGTTAAATATGGATCTTCTGGCTTTATACTAAACGACTCCTTAGCACCTCAGCTAAACCTAATAATAGGAAAAACATATCTTTTCTATCAAGGGCATAATTCAAACTCTACTAGTCCTCCAGCACAACTAGTTTTTACTAGAATAAAAAATAATGTAACATCAAAATATCTTCTAACCGAAAACTATTCTACAAATGGTACTCCTGGAAGAGATAATGCTTTCACGTTACTAACAATAGATTTAAGTTTACCAGTAGTATTCTACTATGAAAATTTAAATTCCCCTGGAAAGGGTGGAACTATTAGATTAGTTGTACAGAACAGTACTACTAATTCTTCGTCCTTATTGATGTCTTAAATTGACAATCTTCTATCAGTCAATTTAACAATAAATTCTCTAATTTTATCAATATAGCCACGGTTTCTGAGTTCTTTGAATACAAGATTTTCTTGAGTAAACTCTCCGCTTTTTTCGATGGCATGCTTTCTCATCTTCTGAAACTTCTCCAAAAGCTTTTCTGCTGCTTTATTATCAGTGGTATTCTGGAGAGCATGCTCTATTTCATAGATAGCATCTTCTATCTTTTTCTTGAGCAGATCGTCATGCTCAAAATCAAGCTTTAGATTCTCTGGTTTTACGATCCATTTTCCAGTCTTTAGGGAATAGACTCCCTGGTTGTCAGGAATTTTTACTTGTCCAAGTTGGGCATATACTTCAACTTCTGTATCATATATTTCGATATCGTGTGTTAAAGACCAGATCAATTTCTTATCTTTGAAGTATTCCTCACCAGAGCAATTTGGAATTTTTTTTGGATTTAGAATTATATGAACATCTAAATCAGAATCATCGGTATAGTTAAAATTTGCATTTCCCCCGGTAAGGACTATATCCTCAACTGCGCTGATCGGTACTTCAGCAAATTTTAGCCATTCTTTGGCAATTTCAATTAGCTGTTTACGGACTTCATCCTTGAGAAAAATATTTACCCAGAACTTAGGATTAAGTTCGGAGTGATACTGAAGAGTAAGGCTCTCACTCAAGAATTTAGACAGATGTAACATCAGTTATATACAATAATAGATCCAGCCTGATTTGCTGTTAAACCATAAACTCTTGTTGGTAGATCTACGGTAGTGCTTGCTGCTATGCTTATGTGACCAGTATTTAGAGTGCCATCACTTGATACAAAGTCAAGTGTAACCCCCATCGCTGATGTTGGAGCACTTATTGTTACTGCCTTATGGTTCCCTAGTGTTTCTTTATTGATACCAGTACCAGAAGTTAACGAAATTATTTTAGCTGAATGAAATGTGTCCATGTAGCTATTTATACGAAAAAACCCCCCGCTGGAGCCGGGGGGTTTTTAAAAATAAATTAACTAACTAGCTCAGAGGCGATTCTTTGCCTTACAAACACTGTTTGAACAATTGTCAATACGCTCATTAATGGCATAAGCCTGTTGCTGCAAACTACAACGAATATCATCAAGACGATCTTGTGTAGTTCTGTCAGCATGGCTACGCTCAAGATCGCAGATTTTCTTTGAGAGCAGATGAATTTCTGCAATAAGCAGGAAAACGGTAAGGCTAACAAATGCCCAAACAAGTGGAGCCTTTGCGTTATCAAGGTGTAGAATCAAAGCAGCAAATCCGGTAAAAATAGCAAGCGAACGGTAAGTAAAAACATTCATAAAATTATGCATTATTATTCTCCTTTTGAATAATTTTAGTTAAAACTGAAACAATTTGGTCAATCTTTTTATTCTCCAGAATCATATTGACCTTGATCTTTTCAATCTCATCCTTGAGAGTTAGTACAATTTTTCTATCTTCTTCAGTCATAATCATACTTATGTCTCCAATGAGTAGGGTGGGGATCGAACCCACACATCTGCCGTTATAAGCGGAAGGTTCTGCCGATTGAACTACCTACCCAAATTTTAGCACCATTTGGAACTGGGATCCCTCCCAAATGTGCCAGCGATCTAGTACTCGCTTTCCCGTTAGGGCGGAACGATTTGTGCTTTGTCGTTCCCTGTTACACCATCATTCTACTAATGGTTCCTCTTCTGTCAAGAGAATTTTACATTTTTGGTTAGTAACATGCCCAGAAGGAGTCAAAACCAAATAATTGCTCTTCTGGCGGTCAGTATCGTCCCCAAGGCGATAGTTGACCTGTGTGCCGCTGTGAGCCTTTACAGACTGTAGGGCCTCTGGGGAGGCTAGACTCTGCATAATGGCTTTGGTGGCGATTACAGCCTCCTCTTGGCAGGAGACTACGAGGGGGATATCGATGTGAATGCGGTATGCCATTAGTCGATTAAAAGCTTCTTTGCGCTTTCTGCTGAAATCCAGTCCGTTGAGCCATCCTCATAGCGGACACAATACTCAGTTTCTTCGTAAATCATACCCTTCTTGTCCTTTGCCCGTGAGGTTTGTGAGCCAACAACAGTGCAAGGACGGCTATTCTCAGAATTTACAATTTTTTCGCCATGTTTATACATTTAAATCTCCAATTCTTGAAAACCTTCATCATCAGTATACCAAATCTCTTCAAAGAAGTCAACACACCACGACAAACACTTCTTACACGGCTTGGAATTTCTTAGTTGGTGAAACCTGTTCATACGAAAATTGATCAATTTCAACCTCTTTTCGCCTCTTTTAAGTGATTTTGACAGCTTATTGTACGCATCTAGCTCAGAATGAACACAATCAATGACATATCCGTACTTACGAGCAAGTGGATGGGTCTTGAATTGGTTAGTTCCGATTGAAACAAGCTTATTCTTGTGGAAGATTAGACTTACATGCTTCTTCTGCCGTTCCATCTCTAGGCAAATCGGCATCATCTGCATCAAAGTATCGTTTAATTTCGCGCTCAATTTGGGAATAATCATAAGTAGTCGCCTTTGACCCGACTATCTTCTCATTATAGTACTTCTCTACGAAAACATCAACCACCAAAGGATAATGTTTTACCACATTTCGTGCTTTTTCACGAATTTCTTTTGGTACTTTTGGTGTTTGTTTTGGGTCAAGAAGACTGTAAATGAATTCTTTGCACCTTTGCAACGCATAAATTTCTTCTTCTAATGTTGACATAAAGAGGATGACGGGACTTGAACCCGCAACATTGACCTTGGAAGGGTCACACTCTGCCATTGAGTTACATCCTCGTTGGAGATCCTAGATTTGAACTAGGACAAACTGAGTCAGAGTCAGTTGTGCTACCGTTACACCAATCTCCAAAAATCCATATGGGATTTGCACCCATTTCCTAGCTTTATCGGTCAATTAAAGTAAACCGTTTTACACTAGCGCGAGTCTTCTCAACACCGCGTGTTCCTACCACGCCGCTGGATAAACATTCCCGACAGGGATCGAA